CCGCGCCTTCAGCGTCGGCAGACGCGGAGCGGCGCCGGCAGGAAGCAGCGCAAGCCGCGCAGATTTCAGCGTCGGCTTCCGGGCGGGCGTCTACAGACCTTGGCGGGCGCGCGATGCGCGAGAACGAGCAGCGTAGGCGCGGCGCCGGGTACGGCCTGCTGCCGCAGTGACGGACTCGACAAGGCAGGCGCGGGCGGTTCGGAAGTTGGAGAAGGCACGCATCCAGGCGCGGGCGGCAGCGGCGCCAGCGGTTCCGGAGGGCACGCTGAATCCGGGGTTTTTCCAACTTCAACGCATGCGCAGGACACGCAAGACAAAGAGGATACAGGGATGAGCGGGCTAGGGTCGTTGCAGACGAGGCTTACAGATTTGGGCCACAAGGGTAAAGGGTGGCAGGGAAGACTCGCCGATCCGCTCGGGATTTCTCCGCACGAAGCGCAGTACGACGAGCAGCAGGAGATGAACGCTCGTGCGGCCGAACTCGAGGCGCAGCAGGCAGCGGATGCAGCAGCGGCGTCAACCGGGCCGCAGGCGATGGCGACGCGCGACCCGTACGGCGCAGAGGCGTTCAATGCCGCGGGCGTGGCAGGATCTTCGATTGTGCCGCGGCGCTCGGGCCGGGCGCGCAGGGCTCTCGGCGGATAACCGGGTGGATAGCCGCGTTGATTTCTACGTTCAGCACCTTGGCGTGCTGAAAGAGGCGCGCTCTCAGTGGAACGTGCAGTGGGAGGAAGCCGCGGCGCGCATTCTCCCGGTACACAAAAGCAGCTTCTGGGGCAGTCCGGCGCAGCAGGGCCAGGAGGGGCAGAAGAAGACCGAGCAGCAGTTCGACTCGACCGCATCGATCGCCGCGCACAGATTCTCAGCCATCATCGAATCGCTTGTCACCCCGCAAGGGGCGCCGTGGCATTTGCTGAAAGTCGTCGACAAGCAGTTGGCGCGCAACCGTCAGGTGCGCAACTTCTTCGACGAGTTGAACGACAAGCTCTACGACTACAGATACAGGCCGGTCGCGAACTTCGTCGGCAACGTGCAGCAAGTCTATCTTGGACTTGGCGTGTACGGGAACGGCGTGCTCTACATCGATCGCCCGGATAAGCAGCGCGGGCTGCGCTACCGCAGCATACACATCGGCGAAGTCTATCTAGTCGAGAACCACGCTCACGTCGTCGACACAGTGTACCGCGAGTTCCCGCGGGACGCGCGGCAACTCGTGCAGCAGTTTGGCGACGCGGTGCCCGCGGAGATTCGCGAGAAGGCGGGGCAGGCGACGCAGAGCGCTCAGAAATTCAACGTGTTGCATGTGGTGCATCCGCGCGAGGATTTCGTGCCGGGAGCGCTGTTCGATCGCGGCATGCAGTTCGTCTCGATCTACATTCTTCTGGACGGGAACGAAAAGAAGATCCTGAAAGAAGGCGGCTACAACAGCTTCCCGTATGCGGTGTCGCGCTACACGCAATCGGCTGGCGAGACGTACGGGCGCGGTCCGGCGCAGTGGGTGCTGCCTGCGATCAAGACTTTGAACGAGCAGAAGAAAACGGTATTGAAGCAGGGCCACAGGGTCGTAGACCCGGTGCTCTTGCTGCACGACGACGGGAACTTCAGCCTGAAGGCGGGCGCGCAGAACGCGGGCATGGTCACGAAGGACGGCAAGCCGCTGGCGCATGTCCTGCCGACCGGGAACATCGCGGTCGGCGACAAGATGATGGAGATGGAGCGCGCGGTCATCAACGACATGTTCTTGATCGCGCTCTTTCAGATCCTCGTCGACCGGCCGCAGATGACGGCGACAGAAGTGCTCGAGTTCGCCCGCGAGAAGGGTATCCTGCTCGCGCCTACAGCTTCCAAGATTGAGTCGGACTTCCTCGGCACTACGCTGGAGCGCGAGATCGATCTTCTCGGGCAGCAGGGGCTGATGCCGGAGATGCCGGGGATTCTGCGTTCGGCCATTGCTGAGTACAGGATCGAGTACGATTCGCCGATGTCTCGCATGCGGCGCATGGAGAAGGTATCAGGCTTCATGCGGGCGCTGGATGTGACCGGGAACTACTCGAAGATGACAGGGGACGTGACTCCTTTGGATCACTTCGACTTCGACACCGCGATGCCGGAAGTCTTGGACATCATGGGCGCTCCGGTACGCTGGACGCGCTCACCGGAAGGCATCGCCGCGCTGCGCGAGCAGCGTTCACAGCAACAACAAATCCAACAACTCACGGAGGTTGCGCCCGCCCTGGCGAGCGTTGCCAAATCAAATTGACACTGATTGAAGCCGCCCGCCGGTTCCTAGGCACAAGGCGCTACGCATATCAGCAGTTGTTCCGCGGCGTGTACTCCGACGCCGTTCTCACCGACCTGGCGAAGTTTTGCCACGCTCGGGAGTCCACCTTGTACGACGAAACGCACGATCAGAAAACCCTCGAGGGCCGCCGGCAGGTATGGCTCAGAGTGACGCATCACCTGAACCTTTCCGAGAAAGAACTCTGGCGGCTCTACGACGGGAGAGAAGATGTATCGTAAAATCGGACAGGTAGTCGAAACAGAACTTGGGTACTTCTGCCAGCTTCCAGGGGATATCATTGGCGTCTACGTTCTGGCGCAGCATCCGGAATCACTGGTAGAAGAAATCAAACGAGCTACGCAGTGCATGCCGGTCGGCGGTCGGGCGCTTGTTGTCGGTGCGCACATCGGGACGATTGCGGTTCCACTTTCTCGAAGCTGCTCCGAACTTGTTGCAATCGAGCCTAATCCGCGAGCGTTTGAAGTCTTGCGGTTGAACGCGGCGATGAATGGGCGGGACAATATGATGCTCGCAAACTTCGCCGCCAACGACAAGGAAGAGATGATCGAGTTTGTTGTCGAGTACAACAACAGCGGCGGGTCCAAGCGCATGCCGGTTCACAAGGACAAGATGTTCTTCCAAGGGAAGACCGAGACTATACAGGTGCCCTCTGCGCGGTTGGACGACGCGCTTTCAGGTCACGAGTTTGATCTTGTGTTTATGGACTGCGAGGGTTCAGAGTATTTCGCGCTCCAGGGCATGCAGCGTATTCTCGCTCGCTCAAGGGCACTGATAGTAGAGTTCATCCCGACGCATATTACGCTGGCAGCGGGTGTGACAATCGAAGACTTCCTACGACCGATCAAAGAGCACTTCAACGATCTTTTTGTGCCGACGACTGGACGCAAAGCTGTACGCGAAGAGTTTCAATCCGTGTTGGAAGATATGGTGGCGAACAACAAAACCGACTCCGGCATCGTCTTCAGGAAAGTATAATGTATCGCAACGGCGAGCAAATCGTCCATGACGACCGAATGAATTTTTGCCTAAATCAAGGCGCCCTTGGCGACGTAATTACCTCGCTTCCGGCCATCATCGCTGCCAGGCGCTTCTATCTCGACGGGCTTACGATGCACGTATGGGTTCCGCAGCACTTGACGGAGTTGGTCGGGGTGTTGCTCGCGCCGTATGGGAAGTTTGAGATTCTGCGTTTCGAAGACTTCGAGATGAACGGCGCGAAGCGCGCTGCGCTTGACATCGGCTCGGTTTCTTTCAACCAGATGGCCTACAACACGCACACTCGCAACCGCGTTCACATGGTCGACTTCGCCTTCAACTGCCTGCTCGACTCGCAGCCGGAGAGCATGGCCGAGCGCAACTACCCGACTGCGGCGCCGGTAGAAAGTTGGAGCGAAGACGAGTTCATGCCAGTCACGGGGCGCTACGTCGCATTCCCGGTCGGCGCGACATCGGACAACAAGCTCTTCCGCGCCTCGGTTATGGTGCCTTTACTAAGGTGGGTGCTTGGTAAAGGATACGTCCCGGTACTCGTCGGCACGAAGACAAGCTTCGTCAAGGCGCAAGGCGAGGGTGGACTGCAACCGATTGTCCTGCGAGATGAAGCGGATCTCATTCCGCAGGACATTATCAGTCGATGCGTGGACTTGCGTAACCAGACATCATTACTGCAACTACGGAACATCTGCGGCAACGCAGCGGCAGTTGTGGGGGTAGACGGCGGCACGATTCATCTCGCCGGCACGACCAACACGAACATCATCTACGCTTTGACAACGACGTTGCCGAAGCATCGCTACATCACGCGGCACGGCAGTCTGAGCCACAAGATTCGCTACGTTGTGCCGCGCGATCTCGAATGCGCGGGATGCCAAAGCCGGTGGATTATGTCGAGACAAGATTTTCGCGAGTGCGCGTATGGCGACAACCTTTGCACTGAGAGGTTGCATTCGGACGATTTCATAAACGGCCTGAAAGAGCTTGGGCTCTGAAGGCGTAGACTACCAAGGAGAGAAGCATGGCAGATGAGACAGGCGGGACGGGCGGGGCTACGGGTGGCACTGGCGGTACTGTCGGTGGCACTGGTGGCGCTACTGGCGGTACTGGTGGCACTGGTGGGGGCGGTACTGGCGGTACAGGAGGCGCTACTGCCCCCTGGCACGGAGTAAGCGAGCCGGCCGACATCGCCATCATCGAGACGAAGGGCTGGAAGACACCAGCCGACATATACAAATCCTACCGCGGCGCCGAGAGTCTGCTCGGCAAAGACCCCTCTACGCTGCTGACGATCCCTCGCGCCGATGACGCTGCCGGGTTCCGTGCGGCGATGACGCGCCTCGGGATGCCCGAGACGGCCGACAAGTACGAGATCGACATCCCCAAGGGCGCCGATCCGGCGTACGGGAATTGGGCGCGCGAGTCGTTCCACAAGCTCGGACTGACGGCGACGCAGGCGAAGGAACTTGTCAAAGCGAACAACGAGTTCGTCGCGAAGGCGCAGGCCGACTCGCAGAAGGTCTACGACACGCAGTACGCGGCTGACAAGCAGACCCTCCTGCGGGAATGGGGTGGCGGGCTGGACAGGATGATGAACTCGGCGCAGACCGCGTTCAAGTCCTTGGGTATGAAGCCCGAAATCGTCGACGCGATAGAGCGCTCGATCGGCTACGCCGAGACGATGAAATACTTCGCCGCCCTGGGACAGCGCATGAGCGAGTCAGACTTCATCGGCGGGGATGGCGGCAGCAGGCCCGGCTTTGGCACCATGACGCCGGCCGAGGCGACAACGGAGTGGAACAAGTTGAAGGTCGACAAGGACTTCAAGTCGGCGCTCTTCGACAACATGCACCCCGGCCACAAAGAGGCGAAGCTGCGGCAGGCGAACCTCTTCAACATCATGCATGCGGAGTCAAAATAAAGGGCGTGTTACACTATCTGCGTGGGGAACCTGCGGACAAGGCATAGACCCCCGCGCTAAAAGCGCCCCACGATAGGCCCCCGGAAGGGATAAGCCGGCGAAGCGTCAGCCAGATCGACGCAAAGTTGGCAATCACTTTCGGAGGCAATCGTGCCGGATAACATCACAGTAGCATCAGTTCAGACGTACAAGGCAAACGTCGAACTGTTGATGCAGCAAAAAGACTCTCGCCTGAGT